AGCTTGCAAACATCTTATCTACTGAGATCCTTGCAGAAATCAACCGTGAAATGGTTCGTACTGTATATGTTAATGCAACTGCTGGTGCTCAAGATGCCGGTACTGCTGGAACTATTGCTGCAGCTGATTTAGATGGTCGTTGGAGTCAAGAAAAATTCAAAGGTTTATCTTTTTGGATTGAGAAAGAAGCCAATAAAATTGCAATCGATACACGTAGAGGAAAAGGTAACATCGTTATTTGTTCTTCTAATGTTGCATCTGCTCTTGCAATGGTTGGTTCTTTGGATTATCGTGGTGCGGGTGTTGATGCATCTGGTGATACTTTTGCTGGTACTATCGGTAACATCAAAGTATACATCGATCCATATGCAACTGGTTCTGATTACTTCGTAGTTGGATACAAAGGTACTTCTGCATATGATGCTGGTATCTTCTACTGTCCTTACGTTCCATTGCAAATGGTTAAAGCTGTTGGTGAAAACAACTTCCAACCTAAAATTGCATTCAAAACTCGTTATGGTATTGCAAACAATCCGTTTGTTACTGCGGGTGCTGGAAACAACGTTTACTATAGACGTAGTAAAGTAACTGCGATCTAGTAGTTAAAAAACATTTAGTTCTACCTTAGGGCCAAAATGGGAAAGGGAATCAGAAATGGTTCCCTTTTTTTATGCGTTCTGCTTAAGTAACATTTCATCATAATCAACCTGCCAATCAGGAGTCTTTATTGCACTTCTTAAGGCAACACAAAATATTATAAGTATCAATATTGCAATCATCAAACACATAAAAATCAACATAATATAGTCTCTTTGATCGATCAGGAACATTCCCAACCCACAAGATATATTATACACTAGTTAATATTTAATACAATAGTTATTTTGATAAATGGTAAAATAAAAATTAATTGATGTTTGACGAATGAACGTAGTGAATGAGGAAAGCAATTCGAAGAATTGCATAATATAGATCAATGATAAATTTTATGCTGAATATCCCATTAATGTAAAAGTGTTAAATCCCATTTAAGTAGGATTAATCTATTGGTATCTATTATGCAAGTGTTAAATCCCATTTAAGTAGGATTAATCTATTGGTATCTATTATGCATCATTGGTATAAAGATGTTAATATAATATAGGATTAACCTATTGGTATCTATTATGCAATTCTTACGAATTGCTTTCCCTCATTCACTTCGTTCATTCGGTCAATACTTTATTGATTAAATCATTTAACAATTATTAGATTTAAATCTTTGTCATAGCACAATTAAAGGGTAGGTTACGCAAGTTAAAAAAAACTCTAATCCTACTACCCATATCGTGTCAATTCACGATTCCTTAATGGACAAATATTATACCTTGATATAATTAGTCCTGAGTCGAATTACTTTACCATATTTTGTCTGACCGGACATCAATGGATGGTTGCATTAAATCATTGGATCTAATGGTAGCCTTTATAACCCGATAGCTTATGACTCAGACGGTTATGGTTTACTATTTTGGTCTAGAATGTATATTATACCAAATATTTATAATATTGTCAAATATTAACTTTAGGTTGACAATACATAAATAGTGTAGTATAATACCAACAGTTAAATTGTAAAGGATAGTAAATGAATTTTTATAATGCATCACACTTCAAACTAGTTAATAAATCGTTTGAGAATATGGAGTTTGCAATCACTGATATAACATTTCCATCATTGGATTGTGAATCTGCCGAACAACCCGCATACATTCCTACCAGACATTGGCCTGGGAGTAATTTAATTTATTCCGATCTGTCTGTCGAGATTTTAGTTGATGAACAATTAAAAACTTATAGAGAGATAGTTGACTATCTTAAAAAATTAACTGATATGAGTGGTGCATCATATGATATTAATGATATGATTAACGATACTCATGTTATTATGTATAACTCTGATTATAACCCAATTGGGAAATATATATTCACTAATTCATTCCCTGTCAATTGTTCATCATTAAACCTGTCAGTTAATGATAATGGTCAATCTGCACCAACAATAACAGTGGATTTCAAATTCTCTGATATGATTTTTGAGGGTAATACTGCACAACTAGATAGTAAAACATTATACGAACCATAAACAGGAAATACATATATTATGACATTATTATTAGATCCAATTGACATCACCAAACTTGCAGAAGAATCTGCAAATTGTCCTTACTTGTACGGACAGTACCTACATGTATTCAATGAACTTAGTGCAAAACATAAATTTATCGAATCCGAATATAAGATCTTATATTTGCAAAAATGGAGATGGTATCAAGGCAAATCATCCGCCGAGGAGTATAAAGATTCCAGACCACCAGAGAAGATTAGTAAGGGTGATGTATCAATGTATATTGATGCAGATGAAGAAGTGGTATTGCTAAAACGTAAAATGTTAGCATTAGAAATAGAGTGTAAGAGTCAGGAAAAATTATTAAAGGAAATAGGTACACGTAGTTTCCATATTAGAAATATTATTGAATATATGAAATTCCAAGAGGGTCAGTAAGTAATGAGAACTATTTCTAATACCGCAGTTGATATAAAAATAACAAAGAAAAATGATGTAATGGTTCACGTGGATGCAGATGCAGGAATATCTATGGAACTAGTGGATCATTTTACTTTTGATGTCCCTGGCGCAAAATATATGCCTGCCTTTAAAGCAAAAGCATGGGATGGTAAAATAAGATTGTTCCAATCCAATAATACTATTATGTATGGGTTGAAATATGAAATTGCAAGATTTGCAGAATCGAGGAATTATACATTCACAATGTTTGATGAGTCTACTGATATGACTCTGGAAGATGTTACCGGATATGTAAAGGAACTTGCACTTCCATTTGAAGCAAGAGATTATCAATTAGATGCAATACATTACTCTTTAAAACATAATAGATCATTGCTCATTAGTCCTACTGCATCAGGAAAAAGTCTTATCGTATATGCATTAATACGGTATTATTTGGCTTTAGGTAATAAGATCATTATACTTGTACCAACTACTTCACTGGTAGAACAATTGTTTAAAGATTTTATTGATTATGGATTCGATTCGGATAGTTATTGTGACAAATTGTATTCCGGTAAAACTTTAACTGGTAAACCTATAATCATCTCAACATGGCAATCCGTTCATAGGAAACAAAAAGAATTTTTTAAAGATTTTGGTTGTGCAGTAGTCGATGAAGCCCATCTTGCAAAGGGTAATTCACTTCAAGGTATCATGAAAAAGATGACGAATTGTAAATATAGATTCGGTCTTACCGGTACATTAGATGGAAAGGAAACCAATGTTCTAACCTTATCCGGAATGTTTAGTCATCCATATATCGTTACAACTACTAGAAAATTGATCGATGAAGGATCTGTTGCAGATCTTAAGATTAATTGTATCGTTCTTAATCATTCTGATAAGGATAAAGAAGCTGCAAAGATGTATAAAACGTATCAAGAAGAATGTGATTATCTTGCGATAAATCCATCACGTAATGCGTTTATATGCCAACTTGCAACTATGCTGAAGGGTAACACACTCGTATTATTCCAGTATGTGGAAAAACATGGTATTCCATTATTTGAACAGATAAAGGGTATGACTGATAAAGAATGTAGATATGTGTCAGGTATGATTAAAACTGATGAACGTGAAGAGATTCGTGAATATGTGGAGAATAATGATGATGTTATCATTGTTGCTTCTAATCAGACCTATTCTACTGGTATCAATATTAAAAATCTCCATAATATAATTTTTGCACATCCAACAAAATCCCAAGTTAGAATACTACAATCAATTGGTCGTGGACTTAGATCACATGACTCCAAAGATAAATGTAATGTATATGATATTGCAGATGATATTAGAAAGGCTAAAAAATCAAAGAATTATACATTAGTACACTTCTATGAAAGACTTAATATATACAGGAATTCCGAGTTTGATATAGGTATTAATAAAATTGATTTGTAGTTGTTTTTATGGTATAATAGATTTTATTAATCATTAATCATAAATTATAATAAGGCGAGAAATATCATGACAGGTCAAAAAAAAGAAAATGCACAACATTATATTAATAATGCAGAATTCTTAATTGAAATGACTGCATATAGATATGCATATTTGGAGTATATAGAAGATAAAGAAACAATTGATAAACCAAGGATATCTGAAAAGGCTGCAATTGCATTTCTTCTT